AACGGATGATAACAAGGCATAAACCAACCTTAAAACGATCTAGAGACGGATACCACCACGCATTACAAACGTATTGTTTGACAACCCATTTTTCGGGTGGACCCGGCCATTACCGGCCGTTTTTCGAAACAACTTTTTAGAATAACTCTTTCCAATACCATGTCTTTTTGACATAATCATCCTCCGATACCTGATTATAATCACCCCCCTACCCCCTGTCAAGGGGTACTGACACCTTTTTGGTGTCAGTCCGAACAGTGACATCAAGAGACCACTGTTCGAATCCGGCTGAAGGACGCCGTGCCGGGGGGAGCAAGCACGGCATCCATGCCGGGAATGTGCCACATCCTGTGGCCCTAGACGCTCTGTAGAGCGTCTTTTAACTACTTTTTGAAGATCTTGACTACGGTGACGGTCCCGGCTACGCCTAAACCAATACCTGCCAAGATCAGGACTAGCGTCCAGAATAACATATAACCACCATAATCAATATTTACCAATATTTTGTACTTTTCAAGTACTATTACCTTGACGAATGAACTCGTCCATAAATTAACTATCCAGGCAATCATTTTGCTTTAACTCCTTTTTAACACGCTCAAGAGCCTGAGCCGACAGCTGCTGAGCCAGCTGGAGGTACAGTACCTTCTTGCGGATCAATCGCATCTTTCTTTTTAAATAATCCGAGCTTTTCTCCTTCGGCATAATTACCCTCCTCCATAATGAAACTTATCATCTCCGCAGGATCGTTATTAAAACGATCCCTTACCTTAGCCGGCAAAGCCATAAACTCCGCATCCGCTTTATTAACTATTTCCAACGCAGTCTGATAATCAGGAACATCAGACACATCAGCATAAACACCAGGCTTGGAATTCACAGAATTCACAAATCCAGTCTGTCTTGCCTTAGCGACTATCTTATTAATGTCGCACACTTCTCGCTCGCTCTGCTTAGTACGACCACCAGCAGACAAGTCCTGTGAATACCTTTTAACCGCTCTTTTCTCTAACATAAATCCTCCTTTTACCAATCTCTGTTTCTTACAGCTTTTTTTTGTCTTTCCTCTTTTTCTTTTCTTAACCTATCCAGTGCATCTCTTGCATTACCTTCAGGATCTTGCCCCGACGCTCTTTTTTGCTGATCAATTTTATCATTTAACAATCTTCCAAGCTGAGGATCTCTAAAACTGGTCCTCACCAATCTTCCACCTAATCTTGTAAACTTATGAAACTCTTTACCCTTACCTTTACCTTCAAGAGCATCTCTTAACAGCCTATTTTCCGCAGCAGCAGCATTGGTAGCATCAGTTTCTTCCTGCAATTTTTCAATTTGAGCATCAGCAACGTCATTATCTTTTTTTAACCTCTGATACTCTATAGCAGAAGAAGATATACCATCAAATGGCCCTCTCTGTTGTATAGGACTATGCTGTGCTGCTGCACCAGCTGGAGAACTAGAACCACTACCACCCATTGCAGATAATATAGGGTTTAACCCAGCTGCTTTCAAATCAGCAACTTCTCTTTGATGTGCAGTATTCGACATTCTCTCTTGAAATGCCATCTGCTTATCAGCAGACTTTTCGTTTGCCTTCCAAGACATATCCATTAGTTCTGTGTTCTGTCTGTTAGCCATGGAATTATTTATAATTCCGAAAGCACCATTAATAAAATCATCAACACCAAACATGAATCCTCCTAGAAGTGGTCAATCAGACCCGGAACTCCAAACACAGGCATGGGCCTTGCACAACGCAGATTAAAGTAAGCATCGAATATAAAGTGAGGTTCAGAAGGCACCGCGATCACACGATCTATAGGCGGGTCATCCTGAATAAAGGATGCACCAAGAGTAGGTAGCGTACTTCCGAAATCCTGTGCAAGGTGCCACACATCAAGCGAACCATCCGCAACCGATCTGAACTCACCAGTAATCTGTGAAGGTTTATAACGGTACTCAGCGTATCTCTCCTGGTATCCGAACACACCCTCATCATCGGTAGATGTAGTACCAACTAAACCCTGAGCAAATATCTCCTTATTCAACACCGCCTGTTCACCAAGATGTGCCAGGGCAGGCCAGTAGAAATCGAACCTGGTCTGACGAGAGAACATTCTGTTAAGACCCTGCTGATAAGTAAGGTCAGCACGAACCGACACAAGACCAATAATCAGACAGTGCTCAGTAAACGACTTGGTAAACGAATGACCAGAAACTCCAACCGTACCGAACGCAGCCAAATTACCCTGGTAAGCAGATCCAGAAGTTCCCGAAGTCTGCGCAACCGGATGAACATTCACGGGTGTAGAACCACCACCAAGATACTCGGGTCTCTGCAGCCTGGCATCCGGACTTGTCACACCGAAATGGCTCTTAACAATCTCAGTGTACCTTGTACCACCGCGCGCGTCGCGCTCATACAACCTTTGGAGTTGAAACGCTTCACGAAGGCTATTAATTGTAGCGGCTGTTGCCGTTGATAAGTCCGCATAAATGTTAGGATAATAATCGGAACCCGTCAGCAGAAACTTTTCAACATACATCGCCTTATCGGAATTCGAAGGATCAATAGAACCACCGGACGCATACACACGACTAGAACCATTACTTTCGTAAGCAGTCAAATTAGTAGTATTCCTAGCTTTATTAACTCCACCAATACCAAGGACATCAGCCCTGGTACCCAAAGGAAGCGTCACTTCATCACCTTTCTGAGGCCACGGCAGACACGATGTAAAATAATCATGCCTTTTTCCACGGCGAAGCAGCACATAATCCGTATAAGTATCAGGACCTGCATCTTTATCCACCACTACAGAATCCTGAAGATTCTGATCACGGAACCATTCATTCCATATCAGATTATACGCTCTATGCCAAAGACTGTTAAACTGTATGCCAGCATTAGAAGCATTAAGAGCACCAGCAGGGAGACCCATATAGTCTGAAAGGCTTCCAATAGCAATACCACCTGCACCATAAGCAGGACCATGCATATGAGGAACAACATAATCAGTATCATCATCAGGATTATCCTTCTCACCCATGAAATGCTGCCAATCTTCCCATACCAATCGCATTGGAACACAGAAGAAAAAACTCTCCAAGAACATGTTATCCATTATCGGTTTTATCGGAGTAGCCAACCTAGCAAACGCATTCATACTCATGTTGAATGTATCACCTGGAAGAACCTCGTCGAGATAAACCGGAATCAGATAACCGGCATCGAATGTAGTTTTCAAACCATGACTACGGTCGAAACTTGAACGCTGAATTTCAGCGTTCGGAACTCTAGAAAACTGATGGCTCATTACACTTTTCATTTCATATCCTCCTTTTTATATGTAGCAGCCAAACCTAAATTTACGGGAGAAGTCAATTCAGTGATCTCCCCGTTCTCGTTATTGAACTCAGCGTGCTCGTGAAGGCTGAAATCTTCAGGAAACTTACCAACCTCAGTCTGAGGATCATTAGCCAACATCGTAAATGCACGAATAGCCTGTCCAGTGGAATCATAAAACTGGGGAAACCTGAAACACTTAGCCTTTGAATCGAACACCGAAAACATCTTCACTTTCATAAATCCTCCTTAAAAATCACGCACGAAATCTTTCAACTTTTCCTTTTTAATAAATTCCTTAATTGCGAGTCGCCCTGGTGTTCCGTTTTCAGTATCACTATTTCGGCCACTAAGCCGGGCAGCATAGGAGTTGATATAAGACAACTTACTTTTTCGTTTTTCTTTAAGTAATTTATAATCGTCCGGCATCTCCAACTCATATACACTATCGTAATACTTAGGCGGATGAACCTTTTGACCATTAACAACCAAGAAATCAGACGGATAAACATCATCTTTAAACTTTTCATACCATTGTCTCCCAATACCTCCTAAATTTTTTCCTTTAGGATCTCGACCTCCACGAGACATCGTTATATACTCAGCTTTATCATCCCTGAAATGCTTTTCAACCTGTTCCTCCAGGTATTCATAACTTATATATCTCATGATTGATATTATTTCCATCATCTTAGAATCCTGTCTTGATTTTTTTTTTAAAATATAATTAGCAATATATTGAGCAGATTGAAAGGTCACATCACCAATTATACAATATCCGTGACCCCATACTTTATTAAGAATCTCAGATACATACAATCTTGTACCTTGCTTTTCCGACCATAATACCTTATCAGGAAAATCAAAATTAAATAAACACGCATGATAATGCGGACGAGCAGAATTCTCGCCATACTCACCACACATCAAATATCTTACCTTAAACAACGGAAACTTTTTTCTTAATCTTTTCATGAACAATTGGAAATGTTCTTTATGCAATGCCTGGTCGGCCGGAAGATGAGAATCATCATAAGTCAAAGTAAGAAAACAATTATCCTGGTATAAACGGCTTTCGTGCAGGCAACGCAAAGCCCACTGTCTTGACCGCTCAAGACGGCAACCTATGCACTGCCCACACGGCAGCTTTATATCCAACCCAGCGTCCTTAGCTTCACTTTTGGAAAATACCATTTTCCTTTTACCACTGGGATTATATTCACCACGCCAAGCGGTTAACGGATGATAACAAGGCATAAACCAACCTTAAAACGATCTAGAGACGGATACCACCACGCATTACAAACGTATTGTTTGACAACCCATTTTTCGGGTGTACCCGACCATTACCTGCCGTTTTACGGAACAACTTTTTAGAATAACTCTTTCCAATACCATGTCTTTTTGACATATCAACCTCCGATAAACTATTTTAAC